CCTGTTGGGCCTGTATCGCCTGTATCGCCTGTATCGCCCGTTGGGCCCGTTGGGCCTGTATCGCCTGTAGCGCCCGTTGGGCCTGTTGGTCCTGTTGGTCCTGTTGGTCCTGTTGCTCCTGTTGCTCCTGTTGCTCCTGTTGCTCCTGTTGCTCCTGTTGCTCCTGTTGCTCCTGTTGCTCCTGTTGCTCCTGTTGGTCCTGTTGGTCCTGTTGCTCCTGTTGCTCCTGTTGGTCCTGATGTTGTGGTTGTTGGTGTAGTTGGATATAGAGGCATTTATAATATACATTATTATTTATATTATAAAATTAAATCGTATTTTTCTTTTATTTTCTCTCTAAAAATAGTCAACTGTTCTTCTAATATATAATTATCGGGCAACACCATTCTTAAATTAAGTCTTTTTTCTTGAGCGCCAACACTTTTTTTATCAAATACAAGATGCGGTTTATTGCGTTCTTGTTTTAGGGTAATGTAGGTAGGTAATAAGGCTTCTGGTGTATTATCAAGTGTATTATCAAGTGGATACTTATCTTTTTCTAAATCAGTTACAACTTTATTCGTGCTGGCTAATTTTTCTAATAGACTTATTTTATTCGATTTGCTAGACATCCAATGTTTATCTAATTTCGGATGTTTTTCCACTTTAAAGAATTCTCTATAAAGTTTTTTTTCCTTATTATAACATTCATTATAATAGACCACATATTTCATCATCATTTGTTGTGTAAGACCCTCAGGCAATGCGCGTGCGGTTGATTTACGCTCACGTTTAGTTCCTTCAGAAATGCCCTTTGAATTTTGTTCTTGGTCATTCCGAGTGGCGATTCTTAGATTTGTAATTGTATTATTTAAAGGATTACGGTCAATATGGTCAACGCTAATGTTTTTTGTCCCTTTTCCATTACCACGGCAATCGGTAATGATTTGATGAATAAATAAACTTACATTGCTACAAAGAATATATCCATTTTGATGTTTATAAAAGGTTAATTTTTGTCCATTATTATACAATTTTTCAAAATCTAATATTTTTTGATAGGATTCTTTACAAAGAATACATAATGTATTTGTTTCACAATACATTAAAATAACCTCTTCATTTTGTTCATTCTGATCATTTTGTTTATATCTTATTTTCCACATTGGATTTTTTAATACATACGCGTCATTTCCAATAGTCAAATAATGGCCTTGTATATATTCAATTACATCATATTTTTTCTTTACTTCGTCATGATATTGATGATATATTTCTATATTACTCCTACGCAAATCATAAGGATTATTATTTTTGAAAATGTAATTTATATTGCTTGAATTATATGAAAATAGAAGTTCTAATAATGAAAAGCGTTTATAATTATGTAAATAGGATGGATAAACATCAGAAGTATTTATAAAATTTACTCTTTTATCTTCTAGTATAAATTTATTAAAATCGGAAAAATCCAGATAATATTTTTTTCCCGAAAAATCTAATACTCCACACAATAAAGTAGTATCAACCGTTGGGATTGCCTTCATTTGTTTATGCACATTTTCACTGGAAATAATAGGTTCAATTTTATCAGTATAAGCAATCATATTATAATTAATATAGTATGATTTGTTTTTAAGTAGTTTTACTTCAATGAATAATAAAATATAATACCATTCCGCTCAATTGCTGTATGCTAACCCGCCCATACCGCTCATCACGCGCAACACGTTGTAGTTAACGGCATACACGCGAACCTTGGCGGTCTTGGTACCTTCAACGGTCGCATTGGACAACACCAGCTGGAGAGTGGCGTTATCAATGCGCGAGAAGTTGCAGGAGCCCGAGGGCTGGTGCTCTTCCGGTCGGAGGGCAAACGAGTAGACGTTGATACCAGTGTCAGGGTTGCGGGTGTGGTGTTGGTAGGGTTGGACGAGGTCAAAGTAGGTACCTTCACGCTCCGAGAAGCGGTCTTGGCCGTTGAGCTGAAGCTTGGCAGTGACCACGGGGTTTTCACCCCAGCAGTGCATGTCGAGCGACGTCTCCGTGAGGACGAACGTACCGGCATCAGAGACGCTGGATTCGAAATCAAGAGGATTACCTGCGAAACCATCTACTCCGCCGGCCACACTGCCGGTCCAGAAAGCAGCGCCAGTCACATCAAACGCGCCCGCTTCCGAGAAGAGACCCGACTGACCAATGAAAGAATTCGTGGTTGCGGCAACACTGTTTTTACCACCGAACGCCTGGATGGAGTTCGGGAGCGCATCAATAGCATCAGTGTAGTTGAAGGGCTGAGCACCGAGAGTCTTGTACAGAAGAGAACCGCAGGTCAAAGACGAGCAATAATCAACGTTCTGATCGGGCTGGACAACCCAGATCAACTCCTTACAGGGGTGGTTGAAGTTCAGCTTGATCTTGTTGGACGAAGACCCGACGGACTCGTCACCAGTGAACTGGAGCTGTTCAATCAGGTACTCGTGGGGGTTCTGGGCCATACGGCGGCGCTCGTCCGTGTCGAGGAACACGTAGTCAACATACAGCGACGCGGCAACCAGGGATTGCTGGTAGGCGGCGGTGACCTTAAGATTGGTCGAAGTAGAGCACGACAAGTTAGACACGGCCCACAAGCACTCATCAATCGGGCGGATATCAAGGTTAATCTTGACTTCGTGGTATTGAAGAGCAATGAGAGGGAGCGCCAAACCAGGGTTTCGGCAGTACCAGAATTGCAGGGGCACATAGAGGGTGGTTTCGGGGAGGGCGTTACGGGGTGCGCAGACCTGGCGAGGAGCGTTGGAGTCGCAAGGACCATCAACATCCGAGAACGACGGGTCAGTCAAGAAGGTCAGCTGGGTGGTGTTACCGACCATCTTGAAGTAACCACGCTCCTGCTCCTTGGAGAGCGTGAGCTGATTCCACAAGTGCATCCAGTCACCATACTGACGATCAATGCGTTGACCACCGATTTCAACTTCAACCTGGGAGATAAGTTGCTCACCAGGGAAATCGAGCCAGCGGGCATAGACACCGTTTTGAGTGGTGGGCGCCGAGACACTGGAGTTCTTCAGCGACTGCCCGATTTCGGGGAGTGTCACCTGCAAGTAAGTGCGGTATGCCAAATCACCGTTTCGGCTGATCGTGCAGGTCACACGGCGACCGAAGTCGGCTTGACCGTTGAACGTTTGCTCAATGGATTCCATGGCAAAGTTCGTGTGGCGACGGTAAGTCACCTTCCAGAAGGTAATCTGGGGATTACCAGTCAGATAGACATCTTGAGCTCCATAAGCGACCAATTGCATTAAACCTCCTCCCATTGTTATATTATTGCTAAAGAAAAAAAAATTTTGAATTTTAATTTAATTAATTTAATTTAATTAAAAAGTTATAAATTTCAAAAAAGTTATAAATTTCAAAAAAGTTCTAAATTTCAAAAAAGTTATAAAGTTCTTAAATATCTATAAAATTATTCTTCTAATTTCATATTGTCTTCTATAAATTTTTGTAAATAAGTTTCTAAATATATTTCTTTTTTACCTTCATGTTTTTTAGAGAAAACAAATTTATTATCTATTTTTTTAACATTCCAACCAGATTCAATAGCATTATATATGAACCTCATTTTTTGTAGTTTTATAAAATCTGGCTCTGTCTCTTTATGAATATTAAAGTTTATTTCATTTAGTTTTATTTCATTTAGTTTTATTTCATTTAGTTTTATTTCATTTAGTTTTATTTCATTTAGTTTTATTTCATTTAGTTTTATTTCATTTAGTCTTATTTCATTAAGACTTTTATCCATTTTATCAATATATTAGAAAACATTAATTAATTCTAAACTAGCATTAATTACTTCTAAACTAGCATCAATTAAAAAATATTTTAATAAAAATTTAATTATTTTTAATTATTTTTAATTATTTTAATTATTTTTAATTAAACAAATATAACACTGTATAATCATAAGAAATGCCTGCTTTTAAACCTAAAAATAGTAAAAAATTAATAATAACAAATAAAACAAATATAACACTTGATAGCAAACATAAAGAAATAACCGATTCTTTTAAAAAGGAATTAACCGAAGTTCTTCCTAAACTACAAGATGAAAAAAAAGGTCTACTAACTTTATTAAAAAATCATAATATTTCTATTGATGAAAAATTAAATATACAAGATAAAATAATTGAAATAAAAAATAAAATAAAAAATATGAAAATTAAAGAAAAAGATTATCTATTAAAAAATTCTCAATACATTTTTGATTATTTTGAAGATAAAAAAAATATATCAGACAATATTAAACAACCCACAACCTTACTGGATAATTTTTTTAATTTACAAAAAATTGATAAAGCTGATAATTTTGAATTAAAAGAAATGAATAATATTAAAAAATATTTTTTAAATATTAATGAATCGTTTTTAGATATAGATAATTTTGTATTAAATACCGATATATGTCGGTTTTGTAAAAAAGGCGAGATGATTCCAATTGACCATGAAGGTATATTAGTCTGTAATTTATGTTCTAAAATAATGAAATATCTAGTTGAAAATGAAAAACCCTCTTATAAAGACCCGCCGAAAGAAGTCTGTTTCTATGCGTATAAGAGAATTAACCATTTCAGAGAAATTTTAGCCCAATTTCAAGCAAAAGAATCAACCCAAATACCCGAAGAAGTGATTGAAAATATTAAATTACAAATTAAAAAAGAGCGAATAGATATTTCGCAATTAAATAATAAAAGAGCAAAAGAAATCTTAAAAAAGTTAGGATATAATAAATATTATGAGCATATTCCGTTTATAAAAGATAGATTGGGCATAAAACCACCGATTATGAGTTCGGAATTAGAAGAATTATTATGTAATTTATTTATGGATATCCAAAGTCCTTACGCAAAATACTGCCCCGACGATCGAGTGAATTTTCTTAATTATTATTATACTATATATAAATTGTGTGAACTATTAGACCAAAAACAATTTCTACCTTATTTTCCCATGTTAAAGGATAGAGAGAAACGCATTGAACAAGATGAGATATGGAAAAAAATATGTAATGAACTTGAATGGGAATTCATACCAACTGTTTGATTATAATATTTTTGATTATTTTAATGGAATAATTTTATTTAATAATTTCCGGCTTTGTCTTTTTATAAATTTATCTCTTTTATAACATTTTTTTGTGGATATTCGCTTAGAATCGATAATTTCTTTTTCATTTATTCCATATTTCTTTAAATTTGAAAATCGATTTGAATATATAAATAGATTATTTAAAGATAACAACCGTTTTTTAAGACACTCGTCTAATTTTCCAACAACTATTTTTATACGTAATCCGGCAGGAAAAACTATTTTGATTGCGCCGATTCTTCCGACGCCTGATAGTGTTACATATTTTTTATTTGCGACTTCAGATATAATTTCTGAATTTATTGAAGCAAATGGACTATTTGCAAAAAGTTCAGATGATAAATCAACAAATCCATTTTTTCTCTCTAACATTTTTATTTCTTCCTTGTGTTTTTTTAAAAACTGAACTCTATCTAATAATTTTTTTATAGCAGGCGCTCTATCAATAGAATGTAATAAATTTATATCTTTTGAATTAACTGTCTTTATTGCTTTTGTATTAGCATGCTGGTTCATATAATTATTAGCTTCTCCTGCTGTTCTAATCATTAATAGGGTTAACGGTTCTATATTTGATTTCATTTCTGGAAGTTTTTCATACCAATATTTTATTTTTGAAAAATCAGACATTATATAATAATGTATTATTATATAATATACTAATTTAGTCAATACCTCTTATTTTTACCATCACATTTAACTGCACTAATGACTTATTTTTATTGTATATCATATATTAAATTATATTTAATAGTTTATTTTACAACCCCCCAGGAAACCCGACGAGATTCGCACCAATACCAAAACCGGCACCGGATCGTGCGTTAACACCCATACTCGGAATATAGGTATCCAAGATACTAAAGGTTGCCGCAGCAGTCAAGGCAATCATGGCGATTTCATCTAAGTTCAAAGAACGCTTAGGGATGGCAAATGCCGCGATGGCCACCATAAAACCTTCAACTAAATATTTAATAGCCCGTTTAACTAATTCGCTAAGATCAAGACCGTCCATAAATCGCATATTATACTAAATATATAGAAAATAAAATTTTCGGTAAATAATTAATTAATATATATATATGCTAAAGTTTTATATTAAATTTTAATATATTATTGATTAAACAAACTTAAAATATATTTATTATAATAAGTTATAATGAATACACTACAAACTCAACAAACTCAACAAACTCAACAAACTCAACAAACTCAACAAACTCAACAAACTCAACAAACTCAAGAAAATGTTATTTTGGAACATAGATTTAATCTAGATGGGTCAGCTAATCCAAAATATGTTGATGTTTTGGATGAAGATAAACCCCTTTCTGGGCAAAGGTATGCTTGTCTTTCTTTTATTTCGCCTGAAAAAATACTTAAACAACGTGAATTATTTAATTTTGAGGCTTTCCTAAAGCAATGGGATATGAATAAATCACTTCAAAAATATAATCATTTTATGAGTTTTCTCGCATATAAATATGGTTTAAATTTTGATAATTTAACGAAGGATTTACAAGAGTTCTGTGCTGAAGAAAAAGAAAATTTATTTACGTATACAGTTGAAGATGATTATAACAATTTTATTGATTTGAATGAGCAGAAACTTGAGGATTCCTTTAATTCTACACATAAGTTTCAGACGAGCGTAAGAGGCGTTAAAGTGCGAGGCTGTTACCCCAGTCAACAAGAAGCCGAATTAAGGTGTAAATTATTGCGTGAGGTTGATCCAAATCATGACGTGTTTGTCGGGCCGGTGGGTATGTGGATGCCTTTTCATCCGGAAGCCTATAAAACTGGTCGGGTTGAGTATTTGGAAGACGAATTAAATCAGCTTATGCATGAGAAGGATAAAAATGAAAAGCAAGCAAAGACCGAATTTGACGCACGTGTGCGTGAAACAAAAGAAAAGGCCATTGCGGATAATATGAAAAAGGCACTTGAAAGTGGAAATGTGCTTACGCAAACCATTAATGCGGATGGTCAGTTAGTAAGCGTGAAGGATATGAACACGACCGAACTTAGTCTTAACGAAAATAGTTCTTTATCGGATATTCGCAAAGAATTATTTGAAGGCGAAAATATAGTTACGGATTTTAAAAATTCTGATCATGGGCTGAGTGAGTTAATAAATAAGCAATAAATAAGCAATAAATAAATAAGCAATAAATAAGCAATAAATATATATAAAATTGAAACTTGAAATATAATATATTATTATTTAATATATTATATTATAATAATGATGTGCGATTTTCCAAATTGTTTTAAAAGATTAAAAGTTTCCGATAAAATAATAGGCTTATGTAAATGTGAAAAAACATTTTGTCTGCTCCATAGATTAAGTGAAACTCACCAATGCGAATACAATCATAAAACAGAAATTAAAACAGCAGAATTTATTGCGAAAAATAAATGCGTGGCTGAAAAAACAATTAAAATATAAATAATAAAATTATTCTTATTCTTATTATTATTCTTATTATTATTATTCTTATTATTATTCTTATTATTATTATTATTCTTATTATTATTCTTATTATTCTTATTCTTCAATAAAATCACATACTAACTCATTATAATCATTATGAATAGTTTTTTCAACTGATATATTATCACGAGCCCACGTGCCACATAATTCTACATTATTTCCCCTATAATCTCCTCCTCCGCGACCATTTCCTTCCGATACTAGTAACGGCAACGGGTGAAGGATTAAATTATATTCATTTTTCGGACAACGTTCTTTATCTACATATACCTTTTGCGAATGATTTACAATATAACGATAACTAGATGTATCGTGTGATTTTGGGCATTGAAACAGTCCAGTATAATTATTAGAGACATTTGTATATAAGTTATCTGATTCATTATTTTTTTCTGGTTCAGCATAATCTCCAGCCCAAACAATACGAGACATATAGAACATTCCTTCGGGACTAATGAGATGTTCAAATGCTTGAACGAAATTATTTCCAATATAAGAATGTTCCGTTAATTTTGCTCCATTGTTTTAATT